GATACGCCTTTTGGCAAGCGTGCATGGATGACGTTTGTTTCTTCATGGCAGCTGTGTGCTGGGGGTACGATCCGCGAGCCAAGCATAAGATTGTTCCGTTCATTCCGTACCCGCATCAAGAGAAAGTGTTTCGAGCGCTCGATGATGCGATCGATTACACGCAAATCAACGACAGAACGCTTGACGTTCTTGTTGATAAGGCTCGGGCTCAAGGCGGAACGTTCGGTTACCTTTGGGTGGATCTTCGACGATGGCTGTGCGATACGATGTTCTCTGCCGGCTACGTTACTCGTAACGCGGATCTCGTCGACAGCAAGACGGACTCCGACACTGTTTTGTGGAAAGTGCAATTCGCAATCAACATGCTTCCAGCGTGGATGCGTCCGCGGTACGAACGGAACCTTAGTCAGCATACGTTCGAGAACAAAGACAACGGTTCGCTGATGAAAGGGTACTCTGCAGGTCAAGACGTCGCAGCTGGTGGTCGAGCGACTGTGTTCACCATGGACGAAGCAGGCGCGAAGGACTTCGTGTCAGGTGGAAAAGATTACGCCGTCATGGAATCTCTGCACGATGTGACCCACTGTTTGCGATTGGTCAGCGCGAGATATATTGATTCTGGCGTTTTTCACGAAGCGTGCGAAGCTGGAGGTACTGAAGGTGGTTGGCATCTTGTGTTGGATTGGAAGGATCATCCAGTCCATTCGAAGCATTCTTACATTGTGAAGGATAACATTCCGGTTGCGTGCAAGCTTGAAGATGCTGAAGCGGTAGCCGAGTACCACAAGAACAAACCGAACCTGCGCGATCTGCTGGAGAAGAAGGGTTACAAGTACGAAGGTGTTGTGCGATCGCCATGGTACGACATGCGCTGTGTAAGTTGGGGTACGCTGGTAGTTACTGATAGGGGGCTGGTTCCGATTCAAGACGTTGCGTTGAATGATTGCGTTTGGGATGGTAATATGTTTGTATCGCATGATGGTTGTGTGTTTCAGGGTTGGAAAGAAACGATCTGTTCGTACCAGGTCGGACTAACCCCAGACCATCCTGTTTTAACAGTTAAAGGGTGGAAATATGCCTATGAAGGATTTGATAGGGCAGAGGTTTGGTTGCCAGACGGTTATCGAGAGAGATACATCAAAACCTATCGGTGTTGTGTATTGGGTGGTTCGGTGCGATTGCGGAACGGTTCGGACTGTGAGAGCCAACGCTTTAACCAGTGGTGGAGTGACAAGTTGTGGGTGCCTTCACAAGAACACGCATTACAAGACTCCAGTTTACAATTCATGGGATGCAATGGTGCAGCGATGCACGAACACCAATCATCCAAAGTACCTGTCGTATGGAGCGAGAGGGATAACGGTTTGCGAGAGATGGAAAGACTTCGCAAACTTCTATACGGATATGGGGATTCCTCCAAAGGGTCTTACGCTCGATCGTATCGACAACAATGGGAATTACGAACCTGGCAACTGTCGATGGGCGACTCGAAAGCAACAGCAGAACAACCGCCGAAACACTACGCTTATAGAAACAGCGAATGGAGTTATTCCGATAGCAGAAGCAGCACGTACTGCGGGCATGACGACCAAAGGAGTACAGGGCCGCATCAAGAGAGGCTGGACGGGGGATGCGATTCTGCTTCCACCCAAAACCCGAAACCAGTGTACGACCTCTTGAATTGCGGACCTCGGCGGGCGTTCACAGTAATAGACGACTGTGGGCGCCCGCTTCTTGTCCATAACTGTTTGCGAAAGACAGCCAGACCGCAACTGATTGCATCGCAGCTCGACAGAAACCCCAAGGGTGCAGTCGGCAAGGTGTTCAACCATGATCTGTTAGAACGCATGAAGGTGATGCACAGCAAGAACGCTGTATGGAAAGGCAATCCAGTGTTCGACAGCGAAACGTTGGAGCTGACTGGTCTTATACCGCGCGAAGATGGAGCCCTTACGCTTTGGTTCAAACCAGGGATCGACAACAGCCCTCCATTCGGATCATTCACGATCGCTTGCGATATCGCATCAGGCGGTGTTAGTGAGGTTGCATCCAACTCAGTAGCTTCGGGAATTGATGATCGTACTGGTGAGCAAGTGCTTGAGTATGTAATCAAGGGGCTCGAACCAAGACCGTTCGCTCGTCGAGTTGTCGGATTGTGTTTGTGGATGCGAAAGGCACTTCTCGGTTGGGAAGACTCAGGAGTATCAGGCGGTTTCGCCAAAGAGGTCATGGAGGTTCTTTACTACGGAAACATCTACTTCCGCGAAGTAATGCAGCTCGGGACGCAAAGAAAAAGTCGCAAGCCTGGGTTCCCATGCCGCGACGAAGATAAAGCCGATATGCTGGAGCAATTCGCAATCGCTTTAGACCAAGGAAGCTACGTTCCGCGTTCAAAAGACATGCTGATCGAGTGCGGTGAATACGAGTGGGGAAACGGAAAAGTAGTCCACGCACCCTCGAAAAACAAAGGTGCTGCGAACAAGAATCACGGCGACAGGGCGATCGCTGCGGCGGGCGCTTGGCTGGTGTATTCGGCGGATAAGGTTATCCAGAAAGTTGACAGCGACGATGAAAAGCGTCAGAATCCAGAATATGGAAGCTTTGCGTGGCGAGAAATGCAAGAGCGTAAAATCGCGAATGCTGGGAGCCCTAAGTATGGAATTAGGGACGTTTTGAGGCACTAAAAGCGTTTGGTTTTTTCAGAGATAGAACCTGAAGGTTAAAATGAGCAACGAATTGGAAGAGAAGATTGAAGCTGCTATTTCGAAGATGGCAGAACAAGTTAAAGCGACTGTTGACGGGCAAAAGGCGTTGCATTTTTCGCAAGCAGCCTTGAACTTGGCACAAACAAAGTTGAGTTTGCAAGGCGCGATGTCTGGCAAGAAAAACTAGCTGGCGTGTGTCAGCTTTTGATTGAAAGATCGGAGTTAAAACCCGGTCGGAATGATATTTGTCGATCCAACGCAATTATTCCGACTGTTAATGCTAGATCTATCAAACAACGAACAACGTGCGCGGTTACTTAAGGCGATAAAGTCGTCGAGAGACTCTTTAGAGCCGTTTCGTCGAGTTCGGAAAGAACTCATCAAAGACTATGTTGGTTCCTGGTACGCTGAGACGGGAGCCACAAACAAGACTCTCGTAAACCTGATCAATCAGACGGCACGTATCTACACGGTTGCCCTTGCTGCGAACAATCCGCAAGTACTGGTCAGTACGCCAAAGACAGAAACGTTGGCGTTCGCTCGTCGCTTTGAAGTGAATCTCAATAAGCTTGTAAGTGACATGGCGCTCGATAAGACATTCCGAGCAATAGTCATGGATGCGTTTTTCTGTCTCGGGTGCGGTGTCGTTATGATGCGCGATACAGACACTCGGTTTCATGGCATTCTCGAATCAGAAGAAGATGTTTGGCTCGATCCGGGTGAGCCATGGTTTAATCGGGTGTCGCTTGATGACTTGATTCTAGATATGCCAGCTAAAGAGCTGAGCAAGATGCGGTATTGTGGGCATCGATATCGTGCCGACTACGAAAAGGTTATGGATGAACCTGGGTACAGCAAGAAAGTTAGAGACAAGCTTGCTCCGACAAACAGAAGTCACCATGACTCTACTGGCGCAGCGAGAGACATTGCGTCCGATTGGGGCAGTTCTGAGGATGACGATCTCAAGGACATGGTTTGGTTGATGGATGTCTGGATCGCCGAAAACAATTCCATTGTGACAATGGCTTGCGACCAGGATCTTCCACCGTTGATTGAACGTGAGTGGATTGGCTCGCAATCAGGTCCGTACAAGTTTCTTTCGTTAGGCGATACGCCTGATAACGTCATACCGACATCTCCAGCGATTAACTTGAAAGGCATGCATGATCTTCAGAATCGATTGCATCGTCGCATGGAAGATGATTCGGATGCCCACCGCGTTGTAAACGTGTACCCTCCAAACATGTCGGATGATGCGGAACGATTAAGAACCGCAGAGCGAAACAGCTGGCAGCGAGGCACTAGCCCAGAGCAGATCAAGCAATTCGAGATGGGTGGTGTCGATCAGCGTGATATGGCACTCGCTACGTTCTTGCAAAGCGAGTACGACCGATTCGCAGGTAACTTGCAGGCGATGGGAGGGCTCGGCGCCCAGGCATCGACCGTTGGTCAGGAAGAGATCATAAGTGGCAACGTGTCGCGAAACGTTGCTGACATGAGAATGGCTGTCGTCGGGTTTGCATCGGAGTGCATCTTAGACCTCGGACGTTTAATGTGGGAGGATCAAACTCTTGAACTGCAGACATCGATTCCTGTCGAGAATAGCGGCATTCAGGTGTCATCAAACTGGACGCCTGATTACAGACAAGGAGCATTCGAAGATTACGAGTTCCGTGTGGAGCCGTATTCCATGGTCTTCAAGACGCCAGAACAGCACTTGCAGGAACTATTCCAAGTGCTTCGTGAGCTTGCGCCGCTATGGCCAATGTTCCAAGCGTCAGGAGCTACCCTCGACGCAGCCGCAATCGTCGACGAAATCGCAAGACTAAAGAATCGACCTGAGTTCAAGCGGTTCATCACGTTCGCAGAACCGATGGGAATGCTTGGAGGCGACGAGAACACAATTCGCCAAGCTGCAAACACAACACGGACAAACATCCGAAAGAACGTCCCGACCGGAGGCACGGCGGAGAATAGAGCAAATTCGCTGATCCAGTCGCTTATGGGTGGGAAGCCGCAACTTAACGGACAGCAACAAGCTGCAATGCAAAAGGGACCAGCGTAATGAGTACTATCGTTCACAAGTACAAGGGTAAGGAAGTAACGCAAGAGGAGCTGGATAAGCTCATGCCTCGTAAGGCGAACTGGCTCGAGGCTCCTTCAATGACAGCGAACACGTACACCGAGCATGATCCGTTGATATCCGAAGGATGTGGCGTCATGCGATCGCAAGTGGGCGAAACGCGAGAGCTGATCAAAAGGCACAATATTCAGGGAGCCGCTGTAATGGATGGCGGACAAGTTCGTTTTACAAGTCGGCGTGCTCGCAACGAGTTTCTACGGATGCGAGGGCACCGCGATTTAGATGGTGGATACGGAGATGAGTAAAGAAATCGAATTGAACGAAAACATGAGCAGCGAGGAAATCGCCGCTTACGCTGACGCAGTTGCTCAAGAGGTGGAAATTGAGCGACAAGGTGATACAATGACTGACGCGCAGATCATCAATGATGTCGCGTCGATCGAAAAACCATCTGCTGAGGAAAAATCCAGCAGTGAATCCGCTAAGGCAAAAAGCCAAAGCGAGGACGCCGGCAAAGAGTCTGCAACTCAATCGTGGGTTGATGATGACGTGAAAGCCGAGGTTGCCGCGTACGGCATTAGCGAGTCGGATCTTTCTGACTTTGCCAGTCGCGAGGAGTTGGATCGGGCGTTACGCCTACTTGAGAAGACTGCTTTGGAAGTTGGTCGCAAGGCGACTGTTGAAACCGAGTCGGAAAAGGCTCGCAACGAAAAAGGGCAGTTTGTCAAGAACGAAGAATCCAATCAGGAAAAGCCTGAGACGGAATCGCGCAAGGGTAACAGATATGAGATATCTCTAAGCAAAGATGAATACGACGACAAGCTCGTCGATGAGTTGGAACGACTACGAGATCACTACGAATCTCGATTGTCGGCTTTAGAGGGTCATATTGTTCAAGAAAGCGCGAAAGCAGAAGAGCAGCAGTTCGATAGCTTTGTTGATTCACTTGGTCATGCCGACTTGTTCGGAAAGACTGGTGAGGAAACGGAAGCAGAACTGAAACGACGTGACGACTTGTTTGTTGCTGTCAAAGCTCAAGTACTCGGGCTCGAACGGATTGGGCGACCAACCAAGCAAAGCCAACAGTTGGTCAAGCGTGTTGCGGACATGGTGTTCGCGGACGAATTGAGCAAAAAACGATTAAAACAACAGACTCAGAAGATTTCCAAGCAGAGCCAGCTTCGCCAAGGCGGAAGTCCAACGAAGCCGCTACCGCCGTCAAGCAATCCTCGTGATGAATTTGACAGGCTCTATCAGGAACTCGATCGAGCTAAATAATAAAGGAATAGCCGAATGGCATTATCGATTGAACAAATTGACGACTTCGTAAACAGCATTCATCAAAAGTTTGCTGGCGAAGAAAAGCTTGCAGCACAGGACTTGTCCTTGCCGTTGCAAGAGTACAAGTATGCATCGCGTCTTTTCTCGGGCAACCTGAAGAAAGACACGATGAGCACGTCTCAGTGCAAGTGGAAGGTGAAAGTCAACACCAACGACAACTTTCAAACGGTTGGTCTTTACCACCGGGATTCCTCGACTCGCGTGAATACGCTTGACGAAGGCGAAATAAAGTGGGCGTTGACGACCAACAACTACCACTACGATATCGACGAAGAGATCTTCCGAACTGGTGGTCGTCAGATTTACGATTACATCGAGGATTTGGAAGGCGATCTTATGACGTCGTTCTACACCGGGATGGAAGATTTGATCTTTGGTCCTGGTCCTACCGGTCCAACTCAATCGCCATTCTCCGTTGCTTCGTTGCTTTGGTGGATCACAGCGACAAGTGACAGCGTTAGTGAAAACAACGCGACCGAAGGATTCAACGGGTTCGAGCCTGTTGGTTGGTCAAGTAATGGCGTTGGTGGTATTTCTTGTACGACCTATCCGCAATGGCGCAACCGTACGTTCCCGTACACTGCTGTTAGCCGATCGGATTTTGTCGAGAAGTGCATCAACTCGATGGATCTTTGCCAATTCGTTCCACCTGTTCAGCGACCAGACATCGTTGACCAAAAACGACACGACTGGGAGTTGTTGACCACGCACAGTGTTTTGGCTGCTGGTCGACGATTGCTGCAGCTCGGCAACGACAACATCGGCGACGATATGGCTGCACGAAGCGGTACAGTGTTCATTCGTGGGGTTCCATTGACTTGGGTTCCTGCTTGGACAAATGCTGCTAGCGTCAATGCTCGCACGGACGGTATCGTTCTTGGTGTGAACTGGGCGACATTCCGAGCTTACTATGCTGCTGGACGGCAGATGCGTAAGAGGAAAGCGTTCCAACACCCAGAAATGAGCAACGTTCGCGTTCGCTGCATGGATGACTCGGTGCAAATGGTTTGCTTCAATCGCCGCGCTAACTTCCGTGGTTATTGCACACAAGCCGTAACTGAAACAGCGTAAGCGTAGTGCTTGCGTAACAAGTTCGTGACACCGTGTCACGAACTTAACGTCTATGGTGGGCGAGACGCTAAAGTACGCTCACCAAATTTTACAATGGGACAACACTCACCCAGGGCTGAGGCAATCCCGCAATCTTCCTTGAAAGGGAAAAAACATGATTACTTATGATGAATTGGCTATCGCTTATCTTCCGTCTGGAAGATTGTGGAAAGGCTTTGCGCCTCCAACTTCGTTTGGACCGCTTGGTAACTCGAACATTTCGCAGTCGGGGAATCCATCGTTTGGTTTCTACGACAACTTCCATTCGTTCCAAGCATCGACGCTTGAAGGTCCGTATCGGATTCTTGAAGGTACTGGTTGCACGATTGAGCAGATCGCTGACACGGCAACCGAAAAGGGATTGATTCAGCTTGCTGTGGACGGCAATGCGGCAAACGACGAAGCTGTTCTGCAGTGGGGTCGTGGGCTTGGCGCTCCGTTCATGCTTGCAGACAACGATCTCGTATTCGAATGCCGCCTGAACGTTAGTGCGATCACTGCAGCAAAATGGTCGTGGGCAGTTGGTTTGGCAAACGTCGCTGCTGGAGCAACGGACGGCTTGTTTGTGGATACCACTGGTATTCTTGCTACTGCTGCTTCGTTCTGCGGTTTTGCACACTTGTCGGCAGAGTCGTCGGCAGTGGACGGAGCGTTCAAGGCTGCCAGCCAAACGTACCAAGACGGTGCAACCAAGACGAAGCTGAACGCTTTAGCTACGATGGTCGCCAGTACCTACGTCAAGCTTGGTTTCCGATACCGAGCTGCACCGAAGACCGTTGAGTACTTCGTGAACGGGGTTCTTGCCGGTACAGGATCCGCACCTGCTCGTTTGACTTCTACGGAAATCAATGCAGCGACATTCCCAGATGATGTTTTCATGACTCCGATCATCGGTATCAAAGACATCGCTGGCGACACCGCGTTGAATCTGAAGGTCGACTGGATCGCTTGCGCGCAAATGCTGTAATCAGCGTATGCATTGCTGGGGTTGCGGTTCGTCAGCCCCAGCATTTTGATTTACTTCCATTGTGCGTTAAGGGTATTTGAATGATTCCTCCAGTAGTTGAGCCGGGAGACGTATTGCAGCGCCTGCGAATGCCTAATGCTGCTGGCGTCGTTGGGAAGTCAATGCGCGTAGTTTCCGTGAGTGGAGACACAGCGCAGATCGAGTGGGTTGAGTCGCAACCGTTGAATGGTAACTTGACGGCAATATCCAGCTTAACAACCAATTCTTACGGATTGGGTTTGTTAGAAAAGCTTAATGCGAGTGCTGCTAGAACATACATTGGAGCAATCGGAGCGTTAACGTCATCAGGCACTACAGATACATGGACTGTTGGCACTGACATAGAATCGGCTGGGTCTGCGACAATCAACGCTGCTACGTCGACAACTGCTGGGATAATGCTAGCGGCAGATAAAGTGAAGCTAGATAGTCTTGCTGATATTGCGACTTCGGGTAACGCTTCGGATCTTTTAGGCACTCTGACCAAGTCTCAACAGCACGCCCAAACAGCGTACAAAGATGAATCAAACAGTTTTACGCAAACAAACACAATACTTGTCGGCACTAACGGAGCTGACGGCGATGTTGTTATAGGCCGGGATACTCGCTC